CAAATAATACAAACAATAATAATAACGTCAATACTAGTACTAGCAACAACACGAATCAAAATACAAATATAAATAAAAATACATCCGAGTCAAACGTTACTTCGGAAAATACAAACAATAATAATAACGTCAATACTAGTACTTCTGACAACACCAATCGGAACATAAATGAGAGCAAGTCTGAACAGACTATCAATCAGAATATCACGCAAAAAGCGCCACCTGCTTCTGCGATTGCTCCTTCTATTATGAGTTACAGCCAAGACCTTTGTACTACAGGTGTAAGTGGTGCGTTTCAAGGACAAGTGTTTGGTCTTTCAGGCGGTAAAGCAGTAAGAGATGAGAATTGTGAACGTTTAAAACTTTCTAAATATCTTTATGATACTGGTATGAAAATAGCGGCAGTTGGAGTATTGTGCCAGGATCCTAGAGTTTTTAAAGCAATGCATATGGCAGGTACTCCATGCCCTTACGAAGGTAAGATAGGGGAAGAAGCAAAAACTGCATGGAGACAGAACCCTGAAGATAGACCTGACTACCAAGAGGCTAAAGACAGATATGTTAAAAGATGCAGAGCCGAAAAAACTAAGGTAAAAAAATCAAGGCTAACGTGTGTTAGAGAATTTAAAAACCAAACTTAGTCTACTATTAGGAACTCTTTTATTATCTTTTAATTTAAGTGCAACTGATTGGACTACAGGAACAGCCAGTATTCTCGACCTGAGAAATCAAACAGGTACAACTCAATATAATATAAGTGATGATGGTCGATCAGGCTTGGTCGACATAGGATTTGATTTTGAATTTTTTGATCAAACATATGACAAAGGATATATATCAACTAATGGTTGTTTTTCTTTCACCACAGCGTATTGCAATGACTATACTCCTGATCCCTTACCTGACACGAATTATACCATCTATCCTTTTTGGACTGATCTTATAAGAGATAACCAATCTAAAATACTTTCCAAGTCTTTTGAAGATTATTTTGTAGTAGGATGGTATGATTTAAGAGAATATAATAGAAGCAATTCTGATAACACTTTTGAAATGTTTTTATATGAGCAAAATTCTAAAATAGAATTTAGATATGGTGCATTAGATATAAAAACCCACGATGTTGTTATAGGAATACAAGGAGATTCTAACAATTATAAACAGTATTTATTCTTTGATGAATGTAATACAGGCACAACAAATTTAAGTACGTGTGTTAACCAAGACTGGAACAATAGTAGTTTTAATACTCTATTAGAAAACAAATCTCTTACATACAATGATGCTTGTTCTGTTAATCCTTTAAGCAGTACTGAATGTGCAGGTTATGAAGCGGCTTATTTAGTTCAGCAATGCACATTAAATCCTTTATACAGTAATCTATGTACAGGATATTGGGAAGCATATGATGATCAGCAATGTGATCTTGATCCTCAGTACGCACCTTTTTGTCCAGGCTATACAACTCAACAATCTGTTGCTTACTTTGTACAACAAGAAGAATTTGATTATGGATATGCTGAAGAAGAATATGACTATGGCTACATAGAAGAAGAATATTATTATGAAGATCCTTCTGAATATTTTTCTGAAGAATTTTATGTAGAAGAATACTACGAAGAGTTTTATTCACAAGAACATGTAGATGATCCTTTTCTTCCTATAGTCATAGATGATATTCCTGAAGAACTTATATGGTTAGATCCGCCTGAAGAACATCTTCCTTTTGATGACTTAGTATACATTATAGAAGAAGAACTTCCTGAAATTATAGAAGAACTTCCAATAACAGAAGAAGAATTTGTAGAGTTCTTGACAGACTTTGAAGAATATGACGTAGATTATTTAGTACAAGTAAATGAGCCTTTAATTCAAGAAGCCGAAAGAATGCTTATAATGGAAGAGATAAGCGAAGAACAGATAGAAGAAGTTTTAGAATTTGAAAGTATTGAAGAATTAGATGAATGGTTTGAAGAAGAAATGTCAGAAGAAGAACCTGAAGAAGAATTAGAAGAAGAAAGAGAAGAAGATATAGAAGAAATTATTGAAGAAGAAATAGAAGAAGAAACTGAAAAAGAAAATAAATTAGAAAAACAATTACAAGTTGTAAAAGGAACAGTACTGGCAGCTGTAAATAGTATGAGCGGAACAACCGCAGGTAATTCTGTTCATTCTACTGGTAATACAGTGGCATCAGGAGGAACATCTAATACTGCAAGTACACAGGCTACAGTTGCTTCATCAACAGGAGGATCTGTAAGTTTTTCAAGTTCCCCTTCAATATCAGCACAGATCAGCGCCTCTGCTGCACAGACACAGCAAGTACTTACAATGTCTTCAAACATAAATACAGGAACAAGTAGTCAGAATTTTTCAAGTGCTTCCGTTGCCACTACAACAAGCACAACAGAAACAACCAATGAAAATACAGCCACAGAAACAAATACAGAAACAACAACAGTAGCAGGTACTTCTACAACTACTGCTACAATAGAAACAACTGTTGCAACCAATACAGATATGGGAGAAACAACTACAACAGTAGAATCTAAACAAGAGGTTACAACTGTTGCTCAAAATATAAAACAACAGCAACAGGAAATGGAGGAGCAACAATCAGAAACAGGAGAGTATGCAGACTCTTCTCAATTGATTGCATACATGGGCTATGTGGAAGGTTTTGATGCGTATAGAAATGCGTCAATGCCTCCACAGCCTACATGGTATGAGCCAAAAACAATGTATGCTAATGCAGTTTTACCTGACAATACTGTAGGTTTTTATGGCTTGGCTTCTGCATCAATAAACACATTAACACAAATGAGAAACTTACAACCAAACTTAGACGGAGGAAATCATGGAATGGTTAAATAATAGACTTGGACAAATAATTGCAGGAGTTACAGTAGCAGGAACATTAGCAGGTTTCGGCTATGAAGGCGCTCAAACAATTAACAGGATCGATAATATAGAAAGTGCAACGAATGATTACATAACTGCTGTAGATGGAATGGCAGACAGAATGGCAGAATTAGACAAAAGAATGGTAGCCATTGATGAGCAATTAAAGGCTTTAGATATTCCTGATATAGGAACAATTGAACAAGATGTTGCAGTATTAAAAACTCACACACATGAAACTATAGATGTTTCAGGACTGCGAGGAGACATTGCAGTTTTAAAATCAGAGTTAGATAATCTTGAAGAAAAAATTAAGAGTGATAATCCACTAGCAAATTAATTGTGGCTGTGCCTGTTTATATCCTGGGCAAAAGAAGGAATAGATAAGTCTTCTTCTTTAAAGTCAGATAGTTTAATCCATTTAATCTTGCCTTCTTTTTCTAATTGAAGAGCATGGTTTCTTTCTGTAGAAACTAAATGAGGATTATCTCTTTCTTTAGGGGTTTCTAAAAGAGGCTTGTGCCAACTGTAAGGTCTGCCTGATCCTACTTTATCCTCATATCTTTTAGCAAAAAAATCAAAGCCTATTAGGGTAAGGCTTTTATAAGTAGGTATTTTTCTTGTGAAAAAAAGTAAGGCGATAAAACCTTGTGAAGGTCTAGGTGAATACTTACCAGGATCTGTGAATCCAAACTCTTCATATATTTTATATAGTTCAACATCCGTATACATATTAATAGTTGTATAGTTAGGAAGTTTTTCTTTTAATATTTCTTTATCTAAATAAATTCTACTTCTATTAAAGAGGCTGACTTGAGCATCAGGAAACTTATTAACCATATGCCTTCGTAGTATTCCAGTCTGCCAAATATCTGTACGTTTTCCTATCGCATGTTCTATAGAAGGGGTTGGAAAACCTTTACCAAATCTAACAACAGTATCGTAAGAATCAATAAGTGGCCCGTTGTTATAATGTAATATTTCAACTGAGTTGCCTACTAATATAACGTCTTTATTCTCTGTTAAGTTTATTAAGTTTTTTTTCATTTTGAATTTCTTGATAATTAGCAGGGTGTTGTAATGTTATCTCAGGTATCTCTTGCTTATGATATAGTATCCATTTAATCGTTTCGGCTACATCTTCGTAAGAAATACTAGGAAGTGTTTTGTGTTTCATTAAACCCAAGTTAAGTGTAGTAACCTTACAAGCCTTATCAGAATTATAAACTACATTATTTGTGTAATGGTTAAGAGCTGCCTTTTGTGATGCATAGAGATAACCTTTAGAAATGTTAGGCTGTGCGGCTCTTGAAGATATATTTATAATATGTTTCTCAGGTTTATATTTCCAATAATTAAAGAAAGCATCGAACAATTTTATTTGATTAAACCCATCGTGTTCACAATTAATTAAAATATCACAAGTCGAAGCACATCCCCAAAGTTCTCCATGTACATTACGACCACTATCTAAAAGCATTTCTTCGGCAGTTTTTGTACCATCACCAAAACCACCATAGGCTCTTGCACTAGGATTTGTTATAGCATTAAAATATTCTCCTAGATAAACT